TAGGGCCTACTTGACGGACGGAAATATCAGTTTGCTTTGACATAAGACCTCGCTAGTTAAAAACGGTTAAAACAATTAATCTCTCAGTATCATAAGTATAACACCAATCTGCTCAGTTGTCAACCTACGATTTTCACATAATTCAACTGTGTTGTATTATCGCCACGCTGGGCTTTGACTTTGGCTTTGATGCTGACTGTGCCCTTAAACTCCTCAGAAGCCCAAAAGTCCACAAAGCTCTCACCCATACGGGCCGTGACACGCCACTTGCCATAGTTCTGGTTCCAGTAGCATTTGATCACTTCGATGTCTCCCTGGATGCGATCACCAACAGCAGCAACAAGCTGGGTGCTGAACCTGATCTCAGTTGTGAGTTGGTTCTTGGCTTGATCGCGCAGCATAGCAGCTGGCAAGCATGAGACCACAGCGAAATCAAACATATCGCGACCTGTGAACTCATCCTTTTGGGCGATCTTCAGGGCCTGACGTTCAAAGTCGTTGATCTTGCCTGCGATCTCTTTGAGTAGAAAGCCGTTGAAGTAGTTGCGAACCTCACGACCCCTCTCGATATCTGCAGCTGTAACCAGCGAGAAGGAGTTGCTGCGGAGCCAATCTTTGACCATCTGCTTGTTGGCCTGCTTCTCGATCACATCTAGGTTTTGAGCGTATACAGGCTCTTTGAGATAGCCCCCGTTGATACGATCTGCAGCTACCGCGGCACCCCATACTTGATCTGCTGTGAATTGCATACTCGCTCCTAAGTTCTTACTATGATGCTAGTATACTATCATTTATCCAATCTGTCAACCTCTTTTGGAGAGTGCCGGCCAAAGAAAAAGGGTGTTGCTTTTACACAACACCCTCCAAAGACGCCCCGGGAGCGAATCGGCTTGTCTTTGAAACCCTAATTAAAGAGTGATGCCCAATGCCTTGGCCTTGTAGCCTAGAGCAACGATTTCACGGCTTGGCTGGCCCATCACGTATTCTGTGACAGTCACGCCATTGCCTGCTGTGCGTTGGTTAGCATAAACAGCATAACCATTCTGCTTGATGCGGCTGACTTCTGCTGACAGGTTGCCTACACCCATTTTACGAGCTTGAGCTGCTGTAAGAGCTGCACCATTGTAGAGTGCGTTGAAGACCTTGAAAGTCTTTGTTTCTGGATTGAAACGTTTCATGTTTAAGTTTCCTTTGTTGTTGAGCTGAACTTCATCAGCGTTTTATTATAATAACAGAACGCTGATCTAAGGTCAAGCTCAATCCTTCCGTTTTACAGACACATTCGCTCGAAAGAACGTGCCCAAGATAACCACAGCACACCATGTCCAAAATGTGAACTGGATAGCCAGCACAGGGAACAGAGTATTCAGGGCCCAAATCACCAACCAGGGTCCAATGGCCAATAGCAGGATGATCAGTGCTATGGCCACGGTGACCTTTACGATACTATCAAACATTTTCAATCTCCTCGAGTTCTTGTAGCCGTTTCAGCTCTGCGATCTCTGCATCAATGGCCTTGGTGTTGGTCTTGAGGTTAGAGCTTCCTTTCTTGTAGACCACCCAATAGTGATCTGCACAATAGCTCTTGCCCTCAAGATTCTTTTGTCCACACATAGTGTAGGGCCACTTGGTCTGCTCTGACCCTATGTATTGGCACTCACTCATATTAGGCCATGCCCTTCATAACAGTGACCTTGGCCATGTTCTGCCAGTTAGTAGGGAAGCTCTTCTTCAAGTCTGCACACTTCAAAACAGTTCGCAGGCTCAGCTCTCGCATGTGGCTACGATTCTCAAGGATGAAGTCCACGATCTCGTCCTTAGCAACATCCTCAAGCTCATAGGAGTCCAACATGCCGTCTTTGACGATCTGCTTGATACGCAGAACCTTCTCACGGTCTGTGTCCATGCGCAGATCGATGAAGTGACAGCGTGACTCCAATGCCGCCAAGTGCTCCTGCAGTTTCTTAGAGCGAACATTCTCAAACTTCAAGTTGGTGATAAAGATAGCACCGCCCTTGAAATCAAACTTGTCAGGCACTCCTTCTGAGCGTAGCACACGGCTGTCAGTGTTCCACGAAATGGTACGCTTCTTTGAAGTGTCCAAAGCGGCCTTGAGAATGTTAAGTGCAACGTCGTCCAAAAGAATGCTGTCGCAGTCATCGAACACAATGATGTTCTTGGGATCACTGTATTTGTAGAGCTTGCTATACAGGCCAATGGCACTCATAGCACCCTTGACGATCTCATACTTGGGCTTGCGCTGTCCCATGAGATCGAACAGGTCATCTTTGGCTAGAACTTCTTCAACACCAAAGCTCTTGCCCACACCTGGAGGGCCTGTGACAATCATAGCACGAACGTCACCAGTCTTGACTGCTTTGGTCATGTCCTTGAGGATCTCAAAGCGCAGTCTAGTGCGCTCAATGATCTGCTCATCAGTTTCGTCTGCGACAGCAGAGTCTGGCACTTTGACCTGGCTAAAGTCTGTAACAGTAGCATCGTTCTTGCCAGCCTTAGCGGGTTTAGCCAGAGCCTGCAACATGGTAACACCAGCAGGAGCCGCCATGGTAGCAATGTCACTTTGGTTGCACCAGACCTTACAGGTCTCACCGCCACCCTTGATGTTGTAGCCTGAACGAGCCTTGATGTAGCCTTCCCAACCGTTGTTGGCTTCTGTGACAAAGTCCCCAACCATATCCAGCTCAATGCCGGGATAGATCTGATTGCTTTTGGCGCCGTATTGGCCTTGGCTTAGTGTGATACGCATGGATTTCGCTCCTGTGTGTGTTGTTAACATAGTCTCTATTATGCACTCAAACAGGGGAGTTGTCAACCCCTGTTTGTGGCCTGTTGTTTTTATGCCACATCTGCTGCTTCTATCGCAGCAATTGCGTCTTTGAGTGCTACCAAACCGTTCTTGATCAAGCCCTCAGTTTCGTATACAGCACCCGCATACCATACTCCGTCCCGCATGACATAGTAGTATTCACCATAGCAACCCTGGACCTGATCGAGGAACTCTTCGAATGAGTGTGCCACAGCCCAGGGAGTGCTGTTAACAAACTCTTCAACGTCCTCACCCTCAGCTTCCCGATCCTCGTAGAAGTTCATTTCCTCTAGGGTCTCTTTGACGCCCGAATTGTCCCCACGTGCAATCAGAGCATTTGCTGCTGTGGAATCATAGTGGCTCAACAGAATGCGCCCTGTGTAGTCCAGATAGCCGTCGTAGTGGCAGTAGACGCTTTTACAGACATCGCCATGCATGACTGCTACTCTTGATCGTGTGCCCATTATGCAATCTCCTCTGAGTATTCGTAGAATGTAACTGACGGATCCAACTTCTTCAACTGCTTGGCAGCTGTCATCAATTCCCTGTAACGGCGCTGGACTTCTGTTCTGCTCAGCTCACCATCACATGTAAGGTTCTCTGGACTTAGTGCAGAGTCAATCATGTCCGCTACTCGTTGACGACCCTGGGCTGTGGCGATCTCGTATTGCTCGCCTTTGAAGAATGAGTTCCAGTGATTCTTCTGCTCTATAAACTTCTCTAATGCTTTCATAGTTCGCTCCTATGTTTGTTAGTGTAAGTGTCTATTATAGCACCAAACGGCAGTTCTGTCAACCTTCAAGCCAACAATCCCTGGCCTGCTCTGTGGTTATTGTTTGCCCACCAATGTAGTCACCGTGGAACCCTGCCTTGTTCTCTAGGACCAGAGCATGTCCCATGTAGCTGCTCTTGATCTCTATGATCTGCCCACATTGTTCAACATCAGCCTTGAAGCCTACCCAATCACCGACCTTGACGGTCTTGCCTTCTACCTGTGCCATGCTGGGTCTCCTTAGGCTGGTTCAAACAATTTTTGGAATTCTGCTTTGACTCTAAAGTAGGCCCTAAGCTCTGCTAGGGTGAACTCTTCTGAGTTAGCATCAATGTAGATCATGGTCTCCAGCATGCCTGTATTCAAACGGGCTTTGATGCCTTCGATAACGTTAATGTCTTCTGTAATCATATCGCTCCTTGTTAACATGTGTGTATTATAGCAGTGTTTTGCCACGCTGTCAATCAGTCCCCACGAACATCCGTGTTCAGTGTAGGGTTAATTGCGCGACGTAGTTCTACCTCACGCTTGTGGGCAGCTGCCTTGCCGCGCAGTGTTTCATGAACCAACACTTCGATCTCGCTCTTGTCGTTGAGACCACGAAGGGCTCTGCACAACAGCCAGTCCTTGTTCTCACGTTTGGCACGATAGAAGTGCTTGGCTGCACGAGCAAGAACTGACTTATTAATAGTAGTCTCTGTTTTGGCAGTGACTCCTATGTAGTTGTCTCCGTTGACACGTAGCTCATAGATGATATGAGTGCGGTC